AAAACTAAAGAACCGCCGTATACCGAACGGTACGTACGGTGGTGTGGGAGGTCGGTAGATAAAATAATTATCTACCTCCTACCCGATTTCTTTAATAATTGAATTAGATATGAGCCGTTAATATCTGTTTCATCAGCGTCTAACTTTCTTTTTCCAAATTGTATAAATCCATTGCTTTCATAAAATGATAATAAAAATGGAGAATCCTCACATTCAAGATATGTATAACGACCACCTATTTCTGTTTGTATATTTTTTACTTTATCTAGTGCCATTTTTAATAACTCATCGCCAGTTATAAGAGTATCATTCCCTGCGGTGTAATTTTTACCTAATTGACCAATTAATATTGCCGAAATGGTACATTTTTTAGAATGAGTATCATATTCTCCGTATTGTGAGAGTTTTTTGTATTGCGAATTGCTGACATTATCTTTTGAAATAGAAAAAAACTTGGGTGCAATAGTGTAATAACCAACAAGATATTTTTCTGTTTCGTCTAAGGTAGACCAAAAAACTAAATGAGTTTTTGAAAAGTCACGCTTAGAAAATTCAATAGCCTTATATCTTAGAAAATTTTCAACATCTTTATTCGGACACGAAAAAGAAGAGAGGATTGATTTAGCACCATCCTCTCCAATAGCTTTAATAATATCGCTTAAATTTATTTGTATATATTTTGAGTTATTACTTAGTAAATCCATTAGTACTCCTTAAGAAGTCTTTGACAGAATCGCCTTTAAGTTCTGTACATTCTTTTGATAAATCGACTTTTTTACTTGGAACAGACTCTGATTTCACAAGAGCATTAATTAATAATTCACCAATCGATTTGTCTTTAATGTCAATTGTTTTTAATATGCTTTTTGTTGCCATAATGATCTCCCCTTTTATATTATTAAGGCTACATAATAAGTATACATAAATTATATCCTATATGTCAACTTTTGTACATTGAAAAAAATGGCAGATATTTAATTGTCAATGAACAATGATTTAAATAATTTAATTGTAAATTATTTATTTTTCGGTATCATCACAAGCTAAAAGTCCCTTTACAAAAGCTAATACATAACCAATCTTGTAATCAGGTACTTTTTCAATTAATTGTAATAACTGTTCTTTTTCACTCATATTAATACCTCCATATACTATTGTCTCATTTTCAGACTTTCTCTATATTGTTCTGCATCTGGGATATCGACAAATTCAACAGTCTTGTCATAGTTTTGTCGTATAACATCTTTTATTTCATCCAATGTAACATTGAAAAATTCTCTTCTATGGTTGACCATATTAACCTTACGATTTTCAAAGGCTTTATGTAGAGCATTCTCAAGTGCAGGAGCATCATCAGAAAATATCATTGCATGCACATCAAAATTGAAAGGAACGGACGCATCACCTAATTCATCAACTCTATCTTGAGGGTTAAGACGGCGGGTCATACCAATTTTGTAAATATTCTCACCAAATGCACCAATATTAGAAATAACATAAACATAACCAGCACGCTGATTAGCTTCTCTATAATCTAAGTCTTTTATTTTCACATCAATAACACCAAGTTGTGATTCAAGCTCATTTTTCTTTTGTATCAGCTCATCAGAAGGCGTAGGAGAAGATTCAATTTGTTTTAAAACAGATAGCAAAGCGTTTTGATAATGATTACGCTCTTTATTAATAGCTTTTCGTTGTTCTTCTATTTCCTTTTGTAGCTTGGCAGCTTCACGAAGAGCAGCTCTAGCCTCTCTTTGTTCCTCTTTTTCTGTTTGTTTTTTCTGACGATATTCAAAAGCAAGATGTAATTCATCTACTTTAGCCTGATAGTACTCATTGGATATTGAAATCTGCATCATTTTTCCTAGTCGTGATATTGCGTTGCGAGAGGTTGTAATTCTTTTAAGCGACATATCAAAATTATTGTATTTGACGTTATTTATTACCTCATCACATTCGCTATTAAAAGCTCTTAACAAAAGTTTTTGAGTATCACTTACCATCTTAGAACCTTTTTGTAGGCTACCATTAACTTGCCAATTAATAGCACCAGTGGCAGCAGTACCATTTTTTATCATTTGTTTCTGTCTATCCCTGATGGCTGTTAATTTTTCTTTATAGCCATCAGATGTGGCGAAATCATAAATAGGTGTATACAAACCAAACTCTTGTACAAGTACATCGTCTTGCATAATAATCAATTTTGATTTTGTTTCATCTATAAGGTCAAGAAGATTATTGTATTCCTGTCCTTTATCGTTAATGCGATTATTCAAATTATCAAATTGTCCCTGTAAATCATTAACCTGAGCTTTTAGTGATTCTATATGCTGTGATAAATCAAAACTAGTCTGCATTTCTGGAGTGATCATTTTCTTTAATTGTTCGTTTTCTTCACGAAGTTTTTTAGCGTTTAATATATCAGATAATCCCATGTTTTCTCCTATTCAAATAATTCCATAATATATAATGATGGTTGAAATCCAACAACATAATTGTCTACTTGCACGGATATGCCATATTTAGAACGGTAACATTCAATAGCGTCACTTAGAAATTCTTCTGTTACATTTAAGTAATCTGCCATATCATGTAAAGTTCTGCAATTGGCCTTATAACAATTAATAATACCTTGCAAACCAACTTGTCTGTTATATGCCCACAGACGGGCTCTAGCTTCTTGCTTTCTGTTACCAGTGTCAGACATATCTAAGATATTTCCGGTTGAGGTGTAGAAATGTCCTAATTCCTCTGCAAGTACACAGGTTTTTTCTTTTTGTGTTCTTAAGCTATTACTTATAGCAACAGAGCCATCACAATATAATCCTTTTATTCTAGTTCCCTTCAAATTGTAGTCATCATAAACTGTAACATTATTATCGTTTGCATTGGATAATAATTTCTCATAATCAGTCAATAAATCATCCCCTTAGTTTTTTCTTTTTGACTTAACAAAATTAGCGAATTCTTCTATCTTATTTAATTCCTCTGGCGTAAATCCATCTCCATCAAAATGAGCAGCTATAGTATGAGGTTCTTCTAATCCTAAAAGCACATCGGCAGAAACATTTAATACATCAGCAATTCGCTTTATAGTTTGAACATTAGGTTCTCTATTCCCACTCTCATATAAAGAATATGTAGATTTGGCGACCCCAATAGCTTCAGCAACTTCTTTTTGAGATAAACCTTTCTTTTCTCTTGCTGACTTTAAATTTTCGTTAAAAATATCTCCCATATTATTAATCACCGCCTTGAATAACATTTGTATGATTTGATTATATGAATGAAATGCAAACATGTCAATAAAAAGTTTACAAAATGCAAAGAAAACTATTGACAAGTTTGCAGATAGCAATTATATTATAATCAAAGTTTGCGTTATGCAAACACGAAAGGAGGAAACAAAATTGTTTAGAAACTTAGAAGCGGAACAAGCACGAAAAGGATATACAAATTCAGATGTGGCAAAATTATTAGGAATATCAAGAGTTTCTTATGAAAACAAGAAAAAAACAGGGAAATTTACAACATTTGAAATAAAGATTTTATGTAAGACCTTTAATGTGAAGTTTGATTATCTATTCGAGGAGGTGAGAGGGTGAAAGAGCAGGTAGAAGATACAGAGAAAAGAACAGAAAGAATCAGAAATGCCGTTGGATTAAGTCAGTGGAGAGATATTGAAACTGGTGAATTAAGAATAGGTGGCAGGTTGTTTGCTGGGGAAAATGTTGAAAGAGCTTCTCAGATTGTTGAAGCATTAGAAGGATTAACAATCCGAGAAGCTCAGGACTTGTTAGAGAGAGTAAAGATACATTTACTTAACTCTATTATCTCCCCAGATAGTTGAGAATTCTCTTTGTGCATCAAGTACCTTTTTACAGAAGTCGGCAGGTGACATATTCTTCATATCTTCGTGCGTTGCGACATATGTAAGAGCCATCTGATATATCTGATTGGTAACATCAGTTTTGTCTAAATTGAAATCCATAGCAAACTCCTTTCGTGATTACTCGGCTACGGCAATAGCCTGTAATTAGAGTATAGGAGTAAAAGAACGTTTACACAAGTGATTATCTATCGAGGAGGTGAAGTGATGAATTATACAGCAATAACAATAACAGCAATTATCTGCATAACAATATTGATGTTATGCCATGAACCTAAGAGGAAATAGATTAAGGAAAGGAGCAGGCTTATGAAGATAGCGACAATAAAGAGAGAGCCGGAGGATATGGTGTATACAGTGGAGGAAGTGGCAACAATCATGCGAGCTTCTAAACAGTATGTTTATACACTTATCAACGCAAATCAGATAAGGGTGCTTAAAATCCCTCATACAAGAATAAGAAAGTCAGAGCTTGAAAGATTCTTCAGGGATAACGAGGGAAAGGATTTAACGAATCCGAATGAACCAAAGGATATTGTAATTTAGGAAAGGAGGATAATATGCGGCGTGTAGGTTTAATAATATCTTACAACAAGAGAATTAATGAGAATCTTAGGAATGGTAATACGGAGCTGGCTGCCAGATGGTACACAAGGCTGAGATTGTTAGAGATATTCAGCTTTGTGCCGGAAGGAGCTTACAGGCTTCCAACTATATAAAAAGAGCTGCAGTGAGGCAACACCGCAACTCAGATAATAACTCAATGATAGTGTAGACCATTTTGGAGTAAAAAGCAATGTGGAATTATGATGTAGTTACTGCGGTGCTCTTTTAGACCCTGGAGAAAAATGTGATTGCCAGGATAAGGAGAAAGAAAGACGCAGACAGTATATGGGTAATTTTAAGGAGTCCCGAAACGGGCAAATGGTATTTAATTTTGGAGGAAATAATGAGAACAACAAAGATTCAGATTCGAGACATACTGGGTATCAGGGAATTTAACATGAATGGTGAAAGCATAGAGCTTTCAGGCTCAAATGGTGTAGGTAAATCATCAGTACTTGATGCTATCAGATATGCATTAACTAATAAATCTGGGAGAGATGTAATTGTAAGACGCGGAGCTGTTGAAGGAGAAATTCTTATTGAGACGGATAGCGGATTATCTATTGATAGAAAGAGCCGTATTAATAGAGCGGATTACAAATCTATAAAGCAGAACGGGAGTGAAATAGGAAGCCCAGAAGCTTTTCTTAAGGAGATATTTACCCCTTTGCAGCTTAATCCAATAGAGTTTATGGCTATGGATAAGAAACAGCAGAATGCAATCATTTTGGATATGATTCAGTATGACTGGGATATGAACACTATTAAGCAGTGGTTTGGAGAGATACCGGCATGGGTTAATTATGACCAGAATATTCTTGCAGTTCTTAATGACATTCAGAGTGAAAATGGAGAGTATTACCAGAACAGAAGGAATATAGACAGAGACAGAAGAAATAAGATAGCGTTTATAGAAGATATAGGCAGGACACTTCCAGAAGGTTATGACGCTGAGAAGTGGAGAAATGCATCTGCTGGAGATATCTATAGACAGATAGAAAGTATTCAGCGTGATAATCAGCTTGTGGAGCGTGCCAAGCAGGTAATTGAGAACAAGAACAATAAAATCCGTAAGTTTGAGGCAGATAGAGAGATTGAAAAAGCTGCTATTGAAAGAGAGTTCAGTTCTCGTGATAAGCAGATAACTGAGGATATTACAAGACTTGAAGGACAGATTGTAAGTTTAAGGCAGGAACAGAGCAGTCTTGCATCTAAGAAGGCAGACAAGCTTGCTATAGCAGATAAAACTTATGAAGCTTCTGTTGCTGAATATAACGCACAATGTGCTGAGTACAATGAGTATGCTGATAGAGATATAAGAGATACATCTGAACTTAGTAAACAGGCACAGGCTATTGAAGATATGAAAGCCCACATTAATGAGTATGACAGAATGGTAATGCTTCAGGATCAGGTAGATGAGTTGGCAGAGCAGTCACAGATTTTAACAGATAAGATTGAAAAAGCACGAACATTACCGGGCGAAATACTGGAGGAATGCAGTATACCAATTGAAGGACTTTCAGTTGAAAACGGAATACCTCTTATTAACGGACTTCCAATCAGTAATTTATCAGAGGGGGAAAAGCTGGATTTATGCATTGATGTAGCTTTGCAGAAGCCGAATGGAATACAGCTCCTGCTTATAGATGGTGTAGAGAAGCTTTCTACAACACTTAGAAATCAGCTTTATAAGAAATGCAAGGACAAGGGACTGCAGTTTATAGCAACAAGAACAACAGATGATACAGATTTAATAGTTACAGAATTATAGGAGGGTTAATTAATGGACAGTATGATACCGATGGGACAGCAGATGGCTGTTCCTAAAACATCACAGACAGAGATGATGATAAGCAGACAGGCACAGGAAGTTCAGGGAGCAATAGTAATGGCCAAGAAGTTCCCAAGAGATGAATATGATGCAATGGAGAGAATCAAGAGAACATGCCAGAGAGCAACTTTAGCAGAGCAGGCTATATATTCTTATCCAAGGGGCGGACAGACTGTTATGGGACCATCTATAAGGCTTGCAGAAGCTCTTGCTCAGAACTGGGGTAATATTGATTACGGAGTTATTGAACTTGAACAGAAGAATGGTTCTTCAGAGATGATGGCTTATGCCTGGGATCTGGAATCAAATACAAGAGTTACCAAGATATTTACAGTAGAGCATAAGAGAGACACTAGGAAGGGTACATATCAGCTTACAGACAGCAGAGATATTTATGAGGCAACAGCTAATTTTGGTGCAAGACGAATGAGAGCCTGCATTCTTGGAGTTATACCAGGAGATGTTGTTGATATGGCTGTTGGAGAGTGTAAAGAAACTGTTAGAAAAGGAATAGGCAAGGAGCCTATTAATGAAAGAGTAACCAAGCTTATTAATGCATTTAAAGTTGAATTCAAAGTTACAAGAGAACAGATAGAAAAGTATGCGGAACGTAATTGTGCGGATTTCGGAGAAGATGAATTTATTAACCTAAAAGGAGTATATAAAGCCCTTAAGGATGGACAGGCTAAAGCGGAAGATTATTTCCCAGTAGAAGAGGAAGTTCCTAATCCTATGGGAGGTGCTGCAGAATGATATTGACAAGTGAAAATTATTACAGTACAGATGCGGACAGAGAATACTTAAGTGTATCTCAGTATAAAAATTTTATTGGCTCGCTTGGTCGTCCTGGTTGTGAAGCCTATGCAATGGCTAAACTCAATGAAGAATGGGTTGAGAATATGGAAGATTCAGATGCTCTTATGGTTGGTTCTTATGTTGATGCACATTTTGAGGGAACGCTTGATGTATTCAAGGCACAGCATCCATGTATGTTTAAGAAAGACGGTTCACTTATGGCTAAATATATTAAGGCAAATGAAATGATTAACAGATGTGAACGAGATGAGTTATTTATGGCATATATGAGCGGAGAAAAGCAGGTAATAATGACTGCTGATATGTTTGGTGCTAAATGGAAAATTAAGATTGACAGTTATATTAAGGATAAGTGCATTGTTGACCTTAAGACATGCCAGAGCATAACCAAGACATTCTATCATGCTGATGCAGGAAACATGAATTTTCTACATGAGTGGGGATATTACCTTCAGGGAGCTGTATATCAGAAGGTTGTGGAAATTAATACAGGAAAGAAACTGCCATTCTTTATAGCAGCAGTATCAAAGGAGAAAGAGCCGGATATACAGGTTATAGCATGTGAACAGTCTCTTCTTGATGAAGCTCTTGCAGAAGTTGAGAACAATGTGCCTAAGATACTGGCATTAAAGAATAATGACATAGATCCGGTAAGGTGTGAACACTGTGATTACTGCAAGCATACAAAGATACTTAAAGCTCCTATCTGGTCAAGTGATTTGATTGGGGAGGTATAGAATGAAAAGTGTTTTAACTAAATATAACGGATTCTGTATCTTTTGTGGAAAGCCTACACAGACAGAACATCATCTGTTGTTCGGTATAGGAATCAGGGAACTTGCAGAAGAAGATGGAGTAAAGATACCTGTATGTGATGCTGAACATAATATGGCAGGTGGTACAAGGCAGATACATGATAACAGCATTGCTGAAAAGCTGAGTAAGATAGCAGGTCAGCTTGCATGGGAAAAAGAATATTATAGAAGTCTTTATGGGAATGAAGATGATCCTGCCAGAGAAGCTTTCAGAGAAAGATATGGAAGGTCTTATTTATAACTGCTGAATATATCACATTTTTCGCACAGCAGAATAAAACCAGTCTCCCGGTTGCATACTTACCGGGAGGCGGAAAGGAGAAAGATGTTCTATGCATTTACAATCAAAGGCACACTGCCGGGATTGAATGAATACCTTAAAGCGGAAAGATGTTTTCATAATGGACATTGTGACGGTAATGACATGAAACAGCAGTATCAGATGCTTATATCTAACGCAATAAGGCTTAAATTAAAGCGTACTCATATAAATAATCCAGTGAGGATTAAATATACCTTCTATGAGCCAAATAGAAAGCGTGACCTTGATAATATATCAGGTGTTGCACATAAGTTTATACAGGACGCACTTGTTAAGTGTAAGGTTCTGGATAATGATGGCTGGAACAATATAGTAGGTTTTGAAGACCATTTTTTCACAGACAAGCATAATCCACGAATAGAGGTGGTATTGGAAGAGGTGGTGCAGTGAGGACAGAACAGAGAATCGACTACATAAAACAACTGAACGGGTTTGAAAGGTGGCTCGAAAGTCATTACTTGCCGGGCTCAGCGCAGTTATTGTACTACAAATTACTTAGTATTAATAACATGGCTGGGTGGTGCGAGTGGATACAAGTAGATAACCAGCGAGTAATGTCTCGTTGTCAGATGTCAAGAGAGGCTACATTAGTCGAGAACAGGAACAGATTAATAGATGCAGGTCTTATAGAATTCCAAAGAGGTAAGAAAGGAAGTCCTAATAAATATAAAATTTGTACTTTCAAATCCGTAGGACAAAGCGTAGGAGAAACCGTAGTACAAACCGAAGTACAATCCGTAGGACAAAGCGTAGGAGAAACCGTAGCCATATATAAACATAAACATAAACAAAATAATATAGCGCCTGCGCGCGCAAAAAAATTTGCAAATTACGAACAGCGTCCGCCTAAGGACCCTGAATTTTATAATGCCCTGCTAGAGAACAACAGGGAGTAGGAGGATATATGATTGCAGAGATAATAAGCTTTATAGCCGGAGCAGGATTAGCAAGTGTTATCATCGGATTCTGTAAAGCTGGAAAGGACAACTAATGACACAGGAAACATTGTTAAAGATAGGCAAGCTGGGGCTTGCAATTGAAGATGGTGCAAATATGGTACTGGATATGTACAGAGTCAAGGAAGAACTTACAGGAGCAGATTTATTTAAGGGAGAGCCTAGCGAAGACAGAAGCCATTATGCAGGATATACAGAGCTGTACAAGCTACCAGGCATGAAAGATATAGCAAATGATGCAACTGAGTATATCAAGAATCGCTTAGGTGAGGTTATCGAAGAACACTGTAAGTCTTTAGAAGCCTGTATATCAGCTCTGGGTGACGCAGTAACAGTAAAAGAGGACAAGCCGGACAGAAAGGCGAAGTCTCCCAGTAAAGAAGCGCAATGATGCTTTTGGGTTTTATTGTGCACAATGCGGTAAATATGTATCCGCAATAACAATAAATAAGGATACATGGGGGTACAAGAGACGCGGTAAATACTACTGCTCCTACAAATGCATGAGGGCAGCAGAGAAATAAGCATATCAGAAAGGAGCTGTGACTATATCAGAGATGGTGTTGGATATCTTTAGGAAGCAGAAAATGAGATAGAAACACCTACACTGTTTGACTTTATGGAGGCTTAATATGATAAACGGGGAATTAATAGTTGATAATTTCGCTGGTGGGGGCGGTGCCTCCACCGGAATAGAAGAAGCTACCGGCTTTAGTGTGGATATAGCAATTAACCATGATCCTAAGGCTATTGCAATGCATAAAGCAAATCATCCGAACACGAAACATTATTGTGAAGATGTATGGCAGGTAGACCCAGTGCAGGCATGTAATGGGCATCCTGTGGGGCTTGCCTGGTTCTCTCCGGACTGTAAACATTTCAGCAAGGCAAAAGGCGGTAAGCCAAAGGATAAGAATATAAGAGGTCTTGCATGGGTAGCATGCCGGTGGGCTGGACTGGTAAGACCTAGAGTAATTATGTTGGAGAATGTAGAAGAATTCAAGACATGGGGACCACTGAACAGAGGACATCATCCAATAAAAACAAAGCAGGGCAAGACGTTTAATAAGTTTGTAAGCCAGCTGCAGGATTTAGGATATGAAGTGCAGTTCAGGGAGCTTGTGGCAGCAGATTACGGAGCGCCAACCATGAGAAAGAGATTCTTTATGGTTGCAAGATGTGACAAGAGACCTATTATATGGCCAGAGCCTACACATGCACCAGCAGACAGCGAAGATGTGAAAAAGGGACTGCTAAAACCTTATGTTGGAGCATATACACAGATAGATTTTAGCAGACCATGCCCCAGCATATTTGATACATCTGAACAGATAAAAGAGAAATATGGAATAAAAGCGGTAAGACCATTAGCATCTAAGACAATGGAAAGAATAGCCAGGGGATTAAAGAAATTTGTTATAGATAATCCAGAACCATTTATTGTGCCTATTGGGTATGGCGAAAGAACAGGACAGTTGCCAAGGATCCATGATATCAATAAGCCATTACCAACCATTGTCGGAAGCGGCAAACATTATTTGTGTGCACCAACATTGATTCAATACCATTCTGAGACTGTTCATGGGGAGGTAAGAGGCCAGACGATAGATAATCCGGTTATGACTATAGATGGTTCTAATAGATATGGACTGGTTTTATCGAGTCTTATACAGATGAATAACCATTGTGACGGAAGAAATATAAAGAAACCTCTTCCAACGATAACAGCAGGCGATGGACATTTTGGAGAAGTAAGGGCATTTCTGGTTAAGTATTATGGAGATGCTACAGGACAGGATATTAAACATCCTCTCGATACAATTACCACAAAGGACCGGTTCGGTCTTGTAACCATAGAAGGTACAGATTACCAGATTGTAGATATAGGACTAAGAATGTTAGAGCCTAGAGAACTGTATGGGTGCCAGGGATTTCCAAGCGACTACATAATCGACCATGATTACACAGGAAAGACATACCCAAGAGCGGAGCAGGTTAAGAGATGTGGAAATTCTGTTAGTCCAATGGTACCTAATGCACTGGTAAGAGCTAATCTTAAAGAATTATGCATAGCGCAGAGAATGCCTAACTGCAGTATAAACGAGGAAAAGACAGGGCAATTAAGATTTGCCTAATAAAATAATAAGGAGAATGATTATGATTAAAAGTAATAAAGGAAGAGTTGAATTAGAAGGAACACCAATAGTACTTGTTGGAGAATTAGGAACAGCAATACAGGCTGTATATCAGGCATTGCTTAATGCAGGTATTGATAAAACATTCGCTGAAAAAAATATTAGGGAAACATGTGAACTGGCACTTATGACAGACGAAGAGCAGGAAGAGGTATTAAAAGACCTTGATAAAGAAATAGATGAAAAGTTGGATAAACTGGCTGCTGCAATATTTAAGGAACTTTTTGAGGGAGGTAGTAATGATGGTGAATAGAGACTGCATAATGGCTAATCTTGAGCAGCGAGACTGTAAAGGACTTAAAGAACTGTATTGTGCCAAGGAGGATAAGCCTTGCCCATTCTATAAGCCAGCGGATAAATACAATAGAGATGGTAGCAGAAAGGAAAAAGTATGTGGAAAGTAACGAAGAAAGACGGTAGTACGGTAGAGATAGAAAGAGATAATAGCCTTGTAATATACATAAAGGAGCTTAATAACGAAGCTGTTCTTGGTGAGATACTTAAGATTGAGAGGTGCGAAAATGTCAAGAAGACGACATAAACACTTATGTGAGTATACCTGCTGTGAGCAATGTTCTAAGAGTGTGGCAGCAGACGGAACATATACATGTAATAACAAGACGGTTATAGAGAACTACATGCCGGCAGAAGATTACTTCTGGTGTGATGGAGAGATGTTTATCAGGAGGGAACATGAATAAAATTCCAAAAGGAATAGTTGATAAAATTGAGCAAAGAAACAAGCTCAATGAGGAAATTGCTGAATGGTGCAAGGAAAATCTTGATATGGATGGCATGAGTTCAGATTTTGCTGATATTACCAGTTATCATTCAGGTGAGGAACAGGGAGACGATAATTGCAAAGAATGGTGCAACCAACAATGTTTAGGCGAAGACTGGTATGCAGGACATTATTACTGGGAGACCGAATACAAGAAAAAATATCTCCATATGGAGTTTAACATTTAATTAGACAGGAGGTAAGAAAATACATGAATTTAGAGAAGTGGAAGGAATGTTTTAAAAATCATAAAGCACAATTCACCGATTATGGGAATATCAAAATTCTTGATTTTAAAGAACCTGGGATATTTGAGTATAGAATCAGATTTCTTTTTGAGGAAGATTATTGTAGATTGCACATAAGTGGTGACTTGGGAGAACTTATAGCGACTAATTATTACAATATGATTTATGAAAAATTTTCTGACTTTACTAATAACATTGGATATTTTGAATCAAAGATAGATTGTCATAACAGACCTATATATGTGTATGATCAGGATAAAGCAAGAGAAGAATTAATGCAAAGGGCAACAGATGATGGAGATTGGCTAGATATATCTGAAAGATATGATTATGAGGATGATGAAGAATTAAGATTAGAATACATTATCGATGATATTCTTGAAGATTTTAGTGATGCAACGGGTATAAGTAGTAATGGACGTGAGGCATTAGGCGAGATTGTTCCAAACGAGTGGGAGTTTTCAGATGATATAGGAAAGACGGAAACAGGAATATTAGAATTATATATGTTAGCATTCAAGCTAGCACAGGAGCAGTTAAAGAATAAGGACAGTAAATTAAAGGCAGGTGATTCATAATGCTAATATTGCCAATCAAGAAAAAGTGGTTCGATATGATTCTTTCAGGCGAGAAGAAAGAAGAGTATCGGGATATAAAAGAATACTATGAGACAAGATTTCAGAATCTGTTCGGAGCTTTAACAGTACATTCAGTAAGCGCTTTCTCAGATAATGAAGAATATACTTTATTGCAGGGCGAATTTGTAATAAAGCAGATAAGAAAAGACAGCATTCAGGAGATTATTTTCCGTAATGGATATAGCAAGGATTCTAAAGCAATAAAAGCAAGATGCAGATTAAGGATTGGAAAAGGGAGACCAGAGTGGGGAGCTGAACCAGATAAGCAGTATTATATTTTGGAAATCTTGGATAAGGAAAAACTGGCAGCAGATGAGAAGAGGGTAGGTGATGAATAACTTGAAAAATAACAATATAAAGGACCTTCTTAAGCAGTATAATGATTTGGTTAAGGAGAAACAGGAAATACAGGCTGCAATTGATAAAATACAAAGAGAACTTGATAAAATGGAAGCTGAAGGCTATACGGAAAAGGATAGTGTTACCGGTGGAAATGGGGGTAAGCAGCATTTTGTTGTAGAAGGCTTCCCTTATCCGGCATATTCACAGAAGAGAACGCTTCTTTTAGTACGACAGCAACAGCAGATAGACATTAAAGGGAAGATAGATACGCAGATAAACCTCATAGAACAATGCATTAATCAAATTGACAATAGCAGAATGCGGAGGCTTATAACATTAAGATACATAGAAGGTTTATCTTGGGTGCAGGTAGCAAGAAAGATGGGAAAACACCACACAGCAGATAGTTGTAGAATGGCAGTAGAAAGATTCTTATCAAAAATTTAAAGTTTGTTCGCTCTGTTCGTTTTGTCTGTGGTAATATCTAAGATGACCAAGGTGGACATGATGAACAGCATGATTTCTCCATTATTAAATATTAAATACCCCCCGGTAAGGCACTGGCTTAAGGCTGGTGCCTTTTTTGCATGTCAAGAAAGGAGCTGATTGTGTGGGATTAACAGACAAACAACGGAAATTCTGTGATGAATACCTTATAGATCTTAATGCTACACAAGCGGCTATTAGGGCGGGGTACACAGAAAAGTATGCAAATACAAATGCATCAAAATTACTACAAAATACTACAATTTCACAGTACATAGGAGAAAGACAAAAAGAACTATCGCGCAAGACAGAGATTACTCAAGAGCGAGTAATCAAGGAACTTGCACTGATAGCTTTTTCTAATACAGCAGATTATGCACATGTAGTTGAAAAGAAAATGAAAGCCGAAGTAGGCGGTATACTTGTAGATATACTGGATGAAGACGGCAAACCTGCTACATACAGGACTGTAGAGCCAGTATTGACAGAAGAACTTACAGAAGAACAAAAGCGTGCATTAGCTGTTATTAAGAAAGGGCGAGATGGATTAGAGGTCAAGCCGTGTGATAAGGTGAGGGCATTGGAACTTCTCGGCAAACATCTTGGAATGTTCACGGATAAGATAGAAGCTAATGTTAATGATTCTGTAAAGAATGAGCTTGCAGAGCTTCTTGCTCAGCGTAAGGCAAGGGGTGAGCCTGATGCTTCTAAGTGATAAGTATTGGGATTACATAGATACACCGGCAAGAGCAGAATTCCTTGAAGGTTCTACTGCATCAGGTAAGACAACAACAGTAGCTGTGAAGTTCATAATGAATGTAGCTGAGTCGGATATGAAGCTGCATGTTATAGCCGGTAATACAACAGGTGTTATTGAGAAGAATATTATAAATGCTGATATGGGATTGCTGCAGATATTTCCCAATTTGGAATACTGTGGAAACGGTGATAAAGAGAATAAACTTCCACATATTAAATTCAAAACTGGCAGCAGTACAAAGATAATATATATTCTCGGTTACGATAATGCCAGCAAGTGGAAGAATGCCTTGGGTTCGCAGTTTGGATGTGTGTGGGTTGACGAGTGCAACACAGCCAACATAGATTTTATACGAGAGATATTTGGCCGTTCTGAATACTTTGTAGGAACTCTTAATCCAGATGCACCTACATTCCCCATATATTCAGAGTACATCAATCACGCTAGACCGATTGATAAGTACAAGGCGGATGTGCCAGAAGAGATATGGAAGGACCTTAACGGCTGTGAGCCTATTAACGGCTGGGTGTACTGGTTCTTTACATTTGAAGATAATATATCCATGACACCAGAGAAGATAGAACAGAAGAAAATGAGCTATCCTCCCGGTACCAAGATATATAAAAACAAAATATTGGGCTTAAGAGGCAAGGCTACAGGTCTTGTCTTTTCTAATTTCTGCAGGCGGCATGTTATTACTAAGGAACAGGCTAAGGCATTTATTAAGCGAGAATATGACGACAAGCAGACAGAATGGTTTGTAATATATACAAGCGGTCTGGATACGGCATATTCAACCAAGAGTCCTGATACTATTGCAATGTCATTTATGGGAATAACCAATAAAGGCAAATTGATAGTGCTGGATGAAAAGGTATATAACAATGCGGCTCTTGATATACCAATAGCTCCAAGCGATACAGTAAGGAATTACATAGACTTCCTGGAACGCAACAGAAAAGAATGGGGCGGCATGGCAAAGAACACCTTTATTGATAACGCTGATCAGGCGACAATAACAGAATTTGCCAAGTATAAGAGAGAGCATCACGAATGCCTGTATATATTCAACAATGCGTATAAGAAAGTAACAATAATAGACAGAATAAACCTGCAGCTTGGTTGGATGTCCTTTAACGACGAAAAGGGCAAAGAGCCAAGCTATTATGTTGTAGATACATGCACGAACTACATCGGAGAACTGCAGGTATACAGTTGGCTGGAAGATAAAGACTGTGAGCCGGAAGATGGAAATGACCACATGGTAAACAGTACGCAATATGGCTGGATACCATATCGAGACAAAGTTGGAGTAGAAAATAGAGAATAGATAGGAGAGTGAGAGAGGTGAGCATATTTAATACTATGGCTGATAAGATAAGAGATGGAATAAGGACATGGTTGCGTGTGCAGCCGGCACAGAGAGGTGTAATTAATATACAGGAAATCTTCGACTTTGAAGGTAACGCCATTAAGAATCAGATATGGTACAGAGGCGTAAGTGAAGAGCTGTCGCAGCTGTATGATCAGGTTGATGGGGACAAGACAAGATTCTGGGCTGCAAAATGCTCTCCTGGGCTAGCGATAAGAAAGATACATGTAGGATTACCTGCAATGATGGTTGATATGCTTGCAAGTATTGTTGTTGCAGATATGAACGAGGTAGATGTTGGCAGTAGGCAGTCAGACTGGGATAAGATAGCGGAAGAAAATGACTTTACAGAGCTTATAAAGCAAGCAATATCAGATACACTTATTGTTGGAGATGGAGCATTTAAGCTATCCATAGACACGAATCTCAGTCAGTATCCAATCATAGAGTTTTATCCTGGCGACAGGGTAGAGATAATAAGAGAACGCGGCAGAGTGAAAGAGGTTGTGTTTAAGACAGTATATACAGTTAAGAATCAAGAGTACATTCTGCTTGAAACATATGGCAAAGGCTATATAACATATATGCTCACAAGAGATAATAAAGAATGTGATATCAGCACTGTGCCGGAGCTTGCAGGTTTAAGACCTGTAACATGGGAAGATAAAAGTTTTATGATGGCCATACCGCTCATGTTCTATAAATCAGCGAAATTTAAAGGCAGAGGTAAGAGCATATATGACAGCAAGATAGATGAATTTGATGCACTGGATGAAGCATGGAGCCAGTGGATGGATGCCTTAAGACATAACCGTACAAAGGAATATATACCCGAGAATTTACTTCCTCGAAATCCAAGTGATGGAGCTGTTATGCTGCCAAATTCATTTGACAACGCTTATATACAGTATTCGTCTCCTATGGCAGAAGGTGCAAATTATAAGATTGAAAGAGAACAGAGTGAAATACCACATGAAGGGTATCTTGCTACATATATCACGGCATTGGACCTTTGCTTACAGGGAATCATGAGCCCTTCTACATTGGGAATAGATGTAAAGAAGCTTGATAATGCAGAAGCACAAAGGGAGAAGGAAAAAGCAACGCTGTACAGTAGAAACAATATTGTAAATCAGCTCCAGAAGGTTCTTCCGAAGCTTGTAAAAATGACATTGCAGGCGATAGATACACTTAATAATTCAACAACACAGGACATTGATGTTGATGTGACATTTGGTGAATATGCGAATCCTAGCTTTGAGAGCCAGGTTGAGACAGTGAGCAAAGCCAAGCAGGGAGGCATTATGAGTGTAGAAGCGTCCATTGATGAGCTGTATGGAGATACCAAGGATGATGACTGGAAACAGGAAGAGGTTGCAAGGCTTAAGGCTGAACAGGGGATATCTGATATGGAAGAACCGGCACTTAATATGGAATCAGATGGCTTTGAAGTGGACTTTTAATGAGGTAGCCTATGTTAAATACAGACTATGATATAGAGAAAGCCTTTAAAGCTATAGAAGATGAGCTGATTGCTTCCATGATGCGTAATCTTGCAAGCCATAGAGCAGAAGAGACAGATATGGGGTTTAACTGGTCACAGTGGCAGGTAGAGCAGCTTAAAGCTTTGGAAAGGTATAAAGCACAGAATAAAAAGAAGTTCACGAAGTCATTTAGCAACATAAATGACTCTATTGATGCAATGATATTTGCAGCCAGGCAGGAAGGTGGAACAGAACAGGAGCAGAAAATATTAAGAGCATTAAAGAAAGGGTTGAAAGCATCTAAGGTGTCGCAAGGCGCTGAGGGTGCTTTTTTCAGACTCAATACAAGAAAACTTAATGCCCTGATTAAAGCAACGAAGTCAGATTTTAGCAGGGCAGAAAAAGCAATGCTTAGAATGTCGGAGGATAAATACCGACAGATAATATTTAACGCTCAGGTCTATGCGAATACGGGCGCAGGAACATATGAGAAGGCTGTAGATATGGCTACAAAGGATTTCCTTAAAGCCGGTATCAACTGTATTGAATATGCAAATGGCGCAAGGCATACCATGAAAGACTATGCCAAGATGGCAATTCAGACAGCTAACAAGCGTGCATATCTGACCGGAGAAGGCGAAATGAGACAATCATGGGGAATTAGTACAGTTATCATGAATAAGCGTGCTAATGCCTGTCCTAAATGTCTTCCGTTTGTTGGAAAGATTCTCATAGATGATGTGTGGAGTGGAGGTGATGCAAGTGATGGTAATTATCCGTTAATGTCTTCGGCAATAGCAGCAGGGCTTTACCATCCTAACTGTAAAGATGTACATACAACATACTTCCCTGAACTTGATGATGAGCCTGATAGCAAGTTTTCCAAGAAAGAGCTTGAGCAGGTTAAGGAAGATTACAAGCAGGACCAGAAGCAGCAGTATGCAGGCAGGATGATTGAGCAGTTTGATAGGCTGTCTAGGTATTCCTTAGACTCAGATAACAAGAAAGTGTATGCGGCGAGGAAGAAACAATGGGAGAATGTAGTTGCAAATGGACAGAAGAATGATAAAATAAAATTAAAAGATAGTATCACTAACACGAATACAAAAATAGAGTCTCTTAAGAAAGAATTTAGCGACATGACAGAAGGATACTCTTATGATGACTGGTTCAAAGAGTTTGATTCTATAGTAGATGGCTTTGGAGATGTATCTGAGGATGATTTGGTTGATAAACTAAAGGATTTAGATACTCAAATAAAGAAATTTGAAAAACAAAAGAATAAGCTATTGATTCAGAAAGAAAGGAGAAAACAGTTAAATACTGGATATAGTGGTAAAGTTCCGGATAATGAGCTTGATAAGTTTAATAAGAAAGCACTTGAACAGATTAAGTCAGATACAGGGTATTCGGATGAAAAAGCAAAAGAACTTCAAGAGGCGCTTAAAGAGTATTTTGGTGGTGATTATACATCAATTCTAAATGGAGAAACTGAAACAGCTAAAACAATTAGAGATGGAATTGACAGAATGCCAGCATACGAAGGTAGTATAAGCAGAGGAATGACATTGAACAATTCAGATGTTAGAATGTTTATCGATTTAAAAAAAGGTGATGAAATACCAAGAAGAGGTGTAATAGAAAGCTGGACAAGTAACAAGGGTACTGCCATTGGATATGGTGGAATAAGCGATTATGAGAGAAGTTCTGTTATACTTGAATGTGAGAAAAACGAAACGGCTGTTGGCGTGCAGCATTTATCTCTGTTTGGGACTGATGAATCAGAGGTTTTAAGTAGTTCAAAGTATGAAGTAGTTGAAGTGATAAAGGAAAGCAAATATGATTATTTATCAAAACATAGGGAGTATCTATATTTTCCAGAGGATTTAGAAGATTCTAGTGGAGTATTAAAGGAGAATGTTGTATGCGTAATCAAAGTGAAAGAGAAAGTATAATACAATATACGAATCATTTAATAGAACAAAACAATGATGAAATTAAGAGTCTAAAGTCACGGCTTGATAAAATAATCAGTAATGATGAGCAAAGGAAGATTTTAGAAAATATTGAAGAATTAAATCAGTATAATCGTAGATTGACATTGAGATTAGAAGAACCTATGCTTAGCATGATTATAGAATATAAAGAGTTGCTGCAAAAGGGAAGAGAAGCAACTACGCAGGAGCAGCGTAAGTATTATTCTGAATTATCACACAAGAAACATCAGGAAATGTTGATGGAAGAATTTGGTGGAGATAAGAACATAGGGAGATTTAATAGTATTTAATTTGTTGAGAGTGTAATTTTGAAGAAAAATAAAATTTGAAAAGAAATTGAAGGAGGCAGCAAGGTGATAAAGAAACTAAAAGATGCAAGAACAAAATTCGTGAATCATTTTAAATATTCTCCAGAGTTCCCTCCTGATTTATATTTTGACCAAGAAGAATATGCTGAATTATTGTTGAAATGCATAGAAGATGATTTTGATTATACAATTGAGAAATATGGAACAGTAGTGCCAAAGAAAATGCCAAGACCAGAAATAATATGGGATTAACAGCCACCAGTCGAGAGATTGGTGGTATTTTTATACCCAATTTTAAGAAAGTGAGGATTTAGAAATGAAGGATTATAGTGGAGTAAAAGTGGTGGCAGCAGAGCCAATGAGCAGAGGCGAATACAATGCATACAGAAGATGTGATAATATGACATTTGGAATTGCTATTGAAGCACTGAAAAAAGGTAAGAAAGTAGCAAGAACTGGATGGAACGGTAAGGGAATGTTTTTATATTATGTTCCAGTTGGTGCATATGCTCCTTGTACAGAAATTGCAGCAAGTCTTGTTAATGAGAATGGATTAGTAGAGTATGGAGCATATATCGCCATGAAAACTGCACAGGGGAATGTAGTCCCTTGGTTAGCAAGTCAGACTGACATGCTTGCAGAAGATTGGATTATAATAGAATAGTCCGAAGTTGCACCAGTGCAACACAATTTAATATTAGTTATTAAGCACACATGGCAAATAAGCTGTGTGTGCCTATTTTTTTTATGCCCAAAACTTAATGGCACTAAACTTTAGGGAAATGCCGACGGGCGGTAAACGGAAGAAAGGAGATAGAGTGATGAGAAAGACATTACCTATGAATTTACAGCTCTTCGCAGAAGGTGGAGATGGTAACGGCGGCCAGAACGCTGGAGGAGATAGTGGACAGGCAGGACAGCAGGGTAATCAGAATAATCAGCAGGCGGCTGGTGTTGATTATGACAAGATACAGGCAATGCTGGATAATGCGACTGCCAAGAAAGAGAATGCTGTGCTTAAAAGCTATTTTCAGCAGCAGGGATTATCAGAAGATGAGATAAGTCAGGCTATTGCAACATTTAAGCAGAATAAGCAGCAGCAGACACAACAGCAGCAGAACGCTAATGCTAATCTTCAGAATGAAGTGGCAGCAGCACAGAAGGTTGCTGAACAGGCTCAGATTGAGCTTGCTGCTACAAAGGTAGCAATGACACTTGGTATTAACGCCAAGACACTTCCATATGTACTTAAGATGGCTGATTTCAGCAAGGCAAAGGGTACAGATGGGAAGATATCAGAGGACAATGTAAAGGCTGCACTTGATCAGGTTATCAAAGATGTACCTGCACTTAAGCCGGTACAGGAAAGCAATGCAGGCTTTCAGATTGGTGCGGGACAGCAGAATAACGGGCAGCAGTCCTCTACAGGTAACAATGTAAATGTTCCAACAAAGAGATGGAACAGATTCAATTAAGAAAGGTTAAAAAGGTAATAATATGCCAAATTTGAATTACGCAGAACAGTGGAGCCCGGAATTATTAGCAATTCTTATGCAGGGCACACTTACATCACCATTTATTACAAGCAATGTTAAATGGTTAGATGCAAAGACATTCCACTTTACTCAGATGAGTGTAAGTGGTTATAAGAATCACAAGAGAACAGGTGGTTGGAACAAAGGTACATTTAACCAGAAAGATGTTCCTTACACAGTAACACATGACAGGGATGTACAGTTCATGGTTGACAAGGCAGATGTAGATGAGACCAATCAGACAGCATCTATTCAGAATATTTCACGCATCTTTGAGCAGACACAGGTTGTACCAGAGACAGATGCATTATTCTTCAGTAAGGTTGCACAGGCTGCACAGAATACAGAATTATATCATTCTGAAACTTCTGCTACAGAATACACAACAGAGAATGTATTTGCTAAGCTTAAAGCTATTCTGGCAGCAGGAAAACTTAGAAGATACAAGGCAAATGGAAGCCTTATCATGTATGTGTCTTCTGACATTATGGATAAGCTGGAAATGTCAAAGGAATTTACACGCAAGATTGAAATGACACAGATTGCAGAAGGCGGTCTTGGTATTGAGACTCGTGTTACTTACATTGATGGTGTAACACTTATGGAAGTTGTCGATGATGAAAGATTCTATGACAGATTCGATTGGGATGTTGTAGAAGGCGGTTTTGCTCCGCTTAAGTCAAAGTATGCTGCAACAACTGATACAGATGTAGCAGAAGGAAAGATATACTACACTAAGAGCGACAGCTCTTATACAGTAGTGGCAAAGCCTACAAAGACTAATATAGCCACATATTATGAAAAGACTGTTCAGGGCTCACGCAAGATTAATGTACTTGTTGCATGTGGCCAGACATGTAAGACAGTACCTAAGATTTCATCTATTTATTTCTTCGCACCAGGATCACATACAGAAGGTGATGGATATCTTTACCAGAACCGCCAGTTAAGTGATACATTCGTATTCCCTAATGGCAAGGATGGTAAGGTTGATTCTGTATTTGTTGATGTAGATCCAGCTGAAGAAGTAGAAAAAGAAGAGTAAGCCTATGAAGGTATATGCAAGTAAAGAGCAGTACCTTAGTGAACATAGACTTATCCCGGATGAGCAGATAGAACGAAGATTAAAACAGGCGAGCCGGCATATCGACTCGCTTACTTTTAATCGAATAACATCAAGAGGATATAATAATCTGACAGAGTTTCAGCAGGGCATACTGATAGATGTGTGTTGTGAGATGGCTGATTTTGAATATGAGAATGAGGACATGATTAATTGTGTCTTACAGAATTATTCTCTAAATGGAGTATCTATGCAGTTTGGCAGCAGTTGGAATGTTCTTGTACAGAATGGAATTGCTGTAAAACGCGATACATACCAGATACTTTGTCAGACAGGCTTGTGTTGTTTAAGTCTGGGGGTGTGAGTATGAAGTACCCATGTTTAATACTAAAGAGCATGTGTAAAACAGAAATACATCTTGAGATAGAACAGGAAGGCAGGAATGTCTATGGAGAACCTCTTAAGCCTGTTATATGGGATGGCTTATGTAACTATCAGGACAGCGGCAAGACCGTATTAACAGCAGAAAAGGTTCTTATACAACTTGAAGGATGTGCTTTGATACCAGGAGATATTGCACCAGAGCTTCCGGTAATTACCGAAGGTGATATAACGGTGTTCGGTGTAACAAGGCATATATACAAGGGTACGAAGTGCCGTAATCCGGATGGTACGGTTAATTATGTAAGATTGGATGTGATGTAATGGCAAGAAATGTTAAATCAACGGTGAAGCTTAATATGCCTATGGTAAGGAAGCTTACGGCAGCAGCAAAAGTGTCAGTTGCACAAACAGCAGAAGCAATACATACAGATGTTGTTCAGAGCCAGGTTATACCGAGGGATACAGGAGCATTACAGAATGAAAGCACATTTGTTGATTTATCTGATATAGGTCAGGGAAAAGCATATCTTGTGTCTAGTACACCATACGCCAGAAGGCTGTATTACCATCCGGAATACAACTTCCATCAGGCACCATGGACTGATGATAAGGGCAAGAAACATGAAGGAAATGCAAATGCTAAAGGCAGATGGCTTGATGACTACATGAAAGGTGGTAAAAAGCAGAATTTTGCACCTGAAGCATTTGAAAAGTTTTATAAAAAGCATACGGGGTTGTGATGTTAGGAATAGGTGATGTAAGAGACCTTATAGCAGGTCTTGGAATAGCGGCTGATGACCATGTATATTGTGGAAAGCTTGATGATAAGAAAGATAAGAGCATAGGTGTATACCATCTTAACAGGGGAGATAATGTTCAGATGGCTGTTGGAGGTATACAGAACAGCTCTTATGCTGTCAAATCCATAAGTATACTGATTCATTGGAATAAAAGTGTCAGGGAGACTGAAAAAGTCTCACAGGAGCTTTACGACAAGCTCAGAGATATGAAACATGTAAACATTAATGACACAAATATTCTTTTTGCAGAAATGTTAGTATCAGCACCGATTGAGGTTGATACAGATGATAAAGGAATATTTGAAATGGTCATAGAACTTAAATTTTGTTATGAAAGGTAGGTAGAAGTATGTCACAGAATACAAAGATAGCTGGGTATAACGCGGAAGCTACACCATTAACAGGGGTTAATCCGGTACATAAAATTCAGTTTGGAGTATGTATAACTGGAAGAAAGGATTCGGACACGCCAGAAACAGTAGAAACTAAGATCGTAAAAGATGCAGAGAGCTTAAGTATATCTGTAGATGGAACCATTGAGGAATGGAATCCAATGGATCAGGCTGGCTGGGTAAGAAGGCTCATGACAGCTAAGTCACTTGGTATATCTTTCGGCGGTAAGCGTAACTATGGAGATGAAGGAAATGATTATGTAGCAAGTCGATCTATGAAGACAGGTCAGGATTGCAATACATGGGTGTCTATTATATTCCCTAATCTTGATCAGCTTCTTGTACCTGCAGTAATCGATGTAAAATCTCTTGGTGGAGATTCTACAAGCATTGATGCACTTGAATGGGAAGCACAGTCTGACGGTAAGCCGACATATATAGCATATGTAGCAGCTTAAAGAAAGAGAGGATATGAAAAATGGCAAAGACAGATTTTAGGGTAATAGATATCTCCATGAAGATTACGAATCAGTTACCTATGATTCGTATTACAGAAGATATAACGGTTACTGTTAATAACAGAAAGAGTACAATTCTTAATATACAGGCTATGGCACAGGAAGCAGAAAACAAGGAAAACAAGGATGATATGGCATTTATGATTAAAGGTCTTGAAATGCTTGTAGGAAAAGATGCTTCAGATAAGATTGAGGCATTAGATCTTCCTATTCCTGAATATAAGGAAATGTATAATACAATCATGCAGGTTGCTATGGGAACGTACGGCGAGGAGCAGACACCCTCAGCATAATGAGGTATATTATGATATATGGGATGATTGGGAGCTGATAGAAGCCAGCTTCCTGTCCCAGTATGGCATACGATTGCGAACAGAAGATGATATGTCATGGGCTGAATTCTGTTCTTTATTGTCAGGAATAATGCCTGAAACACCACTTGGGAGAATTGTAGGAATCAGAGCAGAAAAAGATCCTAAGGTTATAAAGGAATTCACTAAAGAACAGAAGAAAATCCGCAATGATTGGATATTAAGAAGGAATAGAAAATTAATGGAAGATCCTGCAAATTACAATAAGTATTGGAGTGACTTCCAAAATTGGGCTAAGACCACTTTCTCTAAGTAGAAAGTGGTCTTTTTAAATGCCGGAAAGGAGGGAGTATGTCGGATGTAGTAGGACAGATAGCTCTGGAACTTGGCATAGACAGTTCACAGATAGTTAATCAGCTTACTGGCGCTTCTAATAAGGCGGCTAAGCAGGCAACATCCATCTTTTCTGGCATGGGAAAGAAGATAGCCGGAGCTTTAAGCATTGCAGCATTTGCTAAATTTACAAAAGACTGCATAGAAGTCGGTTCAAATGTAACAGAAGTACAGAACGTTGTAGATACAGCATTTGGAGATTTAAGCCATCAGGCTGATTTATGGGCTTCTAACGCCATGACTAATTTCGGACTATCTGAATTATCTGCTAAGAAGTACATGGGTGTATTTGGCCAGATGAGTAATGCTATGGGCATTACAGGACAGGCTGCACTTGATATGGCAGAAGATGTTACTGGATTAACAGGTGATGTTGCATCATTTTACAATTTGAGTACAGATGAAGCATATACAAAGCTGAAATCCATCTGGACTGGTGAAACAGAGACACTTAAGGACCTGGGTGTAGTAATGACTCAGACGAACTTGGATCAGTATGCACTTAATAATGGCTTTGGTAAGACTACGGCTAAGATGACAGAGCAGGAAAAAGTAATGCTCCAATATCAGTATGTTACTAGTGCACTGTCCAATGCCACAGGAGACTTTGTTAAGACACAGGATTCCTGGGCAAATCAGACAAGAATATTATCACTCAGATTCGAACAGTTAAAGGCTTCTCTTGGTAAAGGCTTTATAGCATTATTTACACCTATATTACGAGGCTTAAATACTGTGCTTGCAGGCTTGCAGAAGGTTGCAGATGGATTTGCAACATTTACACAAATGCTTACTGGTGCAGATATATCCTCATCAGCTTCTTCAATAACAGGGCTTGGAGATATAGCGTCAGACACAGCAGACAATGTAAGTGGAATAGGAGATGCAGCATCTTCTACAGCAAAGCAGATAGAGAAATCGCTGGCCGGATTTGACCAGATAGAAAAACTTTCAGAGCCGACGGACAGCAGTAGTTCTAGTGGAGGTGGCACATCTTCAGGTGGTCTTGGTATAGACACAGGAGTAACATCTGAAACAACAAATGTATCAAGTGCAATATCAGATATGGCATCTAAAGTTAAAAAGGCATTAGAGCCACTTAAGTCAATATCATTTGATAACCTGATAACATCACTTGATAATTTAAAAGAATCAGCGCAACCACTGACAGAAAAGTTGTTTTCAGGTTTGGAATGGGCTTGGACAAATATATTTGTACCATTAGCTACATGGACAATTGAAGATGCGTTACCAGCTTTTTTAGATGTTTTATCAGCAGGGCTTGATGTATTGAACAGTGCATTAGATGCACTAAAGCCATTATGGGACTGGGCGTGGGATAATTTCCTTGAGCCGGTAGCAGAATGGACTGGTGGAATGATAGTTGATATCTTAAAAGATCTGGCAGCAGCTCTGGAAGGAATATCAACCTGGATTAGTAATAACCAAGGACCATTTGACGCAATAGTTGTAACGATATTAGCGTTTGCAGCGGCTTGGAAAGCTGTAGAATTAGCTGAGTTTATAACAAATGCGGGTGGTGTAATAGGGATTATAAAGAGCCTTACTACAACTTTATATGCATGTACAATTGCAAAGGTAGCAGATAAAGCTGAAACATTAGCAATATGTGCACTATATGCAAAAGATTTTATTGTTGGAATAGGGCAAACAATTGCGAAATTGGCTTCTTCCGCGGCAGCATGGGTAGCTGATACAGCAGCAAAAGTTGCTAATACGTCAGCAACAGCGGCACACACAGCAGCAACTTGGCTT